TTCATTGTATGGGCGAGCCTGCAATACACAGGTGGTTGGGAAGACCTAGCGGTTCTAACAGCATTTTCAATATTTGGAGTGCTGTGTAAAAAATTCCAAGTCAGCAGGCCAGCACTGCTGATTGGGTACATATTAAGTGACAGGATTTACAACCTCACTTATCAACTAACATCCTTGCATACCGTAGATGATCTCATCACTAGACCGATCTTTATTGGAATAATGATCTGTGTATTTGCGTTATTGTATTGGGGAATTACAAAAAGGAGTCGATTAGACTATGCTTAAGAAAACAATAATAGCGTTGGTGTTAATGACAACAACGGCATTGGCCGATTACAATTTGATCGTGCCACAAAAACCATCTGGTGGAACTTCTGTGTGGGCACAGATTGTTGTAGCAGAATGGGAGAAACACCTAGGCGAGAAGATCAATCTTATCTACAAGCCAGGTGCGAGAGACCAACTAGGACCGAACGAGTTCCAAAACGAACTAAGGTTCGATGATAAAACAATACTTGTATCACATGGCGGTAATGGTATATCATATCTAACTGAACCTGTTGATTACAATTACTTCGATTGGGAATCTGTTGGGCACATGAACCTAAACATCATTGTTGGTGCTAGAAATAAAGCAGACACTACAAACGGGCCAATACAGTTTCCATCAGGATCTGGTATGACTCCAGAGATTATGGCTATCGTTATGTTGTTAGCAGGACCAAACAATGATCCTGTCAAAACATTCGAAGACAAGATCATTTGGGTAAAAGGTATGAAAGGTTCGGAGAGAAGACTTGCATTCATTAGAGGTGATTTGAATGCTACCAGGGAAAATCCAGCCGCATACAAGAAACACGTGATGCCTGTGATCAAAAAAGGTGATGCATATACATGGTTCCATCATGGCTTGTTAAATGTTAAGACAGGTGAACATGATGCTGATCCAAACTTCACTGAGCCAACATTTGAAGCATTGTTTGAAAAGATGCACGGTGTTGCACCAAGTGGTGACTTTTACGATGCATACAAACTTGTCAAGAGTTGGAGAGATGCTTTACAGAAAGCGTTCTGGGTAAACAAAGGCAATCCAAACAAGGCAAAACTTGTAGCCGCACTTAATAAGATGATCAAGGATCCTGAGTCAGTTGCCGCAATAGAGAAGAAGGTTGGCAAGTACGAGTGGAGAACAGGTGCAGAAGGTGACGCCGCAGTAAGAACACTGAAGTCATTCATCACACCAGGTGCATTGAAGACACTATCTGATTTTGGAAAGAACCAGTTGGGTTACAATGCAATCTACAAGGAAGAGTTGACCAAATAATGTACCTATTGTTTACAGGGGCGCCGGGATCGAAATGGAGTAGTGTTGTCAAGAATATCTACTGGAGTGACGACATAGATCACACAGACTATTCTGAACAGAGAACCTACTGGCACGATGCTGACACCCCTGGCAATAAACATCTCATGCACATTGGAGCATATTTCGATCCAGGCATGGAGTTTAGAGCCACAAGAGATAATTGGGATTTGCCATTCTCAGGCACGGGAAAGAGGATTATAAAGTCTCACACATTTGCACACGAACTAGACCATCTAAAAAACTTAGGATTTCCTATCGTTATGGTTTACAGGAATGATTACGAATGCTTGGAGTGGTGGAAACTGTGTGGCGAATTCAACATCACCTACCCCAACTATCAACACTTCGTAAATCTCGACCTCATGTGGGAACATATACAAGCAGAGAACAAGGACACAATGCAGTTCATACATGATAACAGTGAAAGAATCAGCAGGGTAAAGGACAACACAGAATTATGCAAAATGCTTGAAATAAGTTTTCCTACGAAAGACAGCAAGATACATACCTACGCAGAAAAAGGAATACAGGTATATGTCTACAAGTAATTGGGAAGACGGAAAAGCACGTAGCAACTATCACTTCAACAAGTGGCACAAGGACACAGACTGTGTCGAACACTTGGGCAAGTTCACTGGTGGCTGGCAGACAGAACTACAGGCGGTGATAGAAGATGCCAAACCATTGAACTGGGGGAACCGTAGGGAAGGCACTGGCAGAGAAAATGTCAACGTTAATGTTGAAGCGGAAGAGAATGATCTTAAAACGGCAGGTGCAGATCCAAAGATGACCATATACAGAGGATTGAAAGATTTCTCCAGATGTCCAACTCTGCAAAGGATGACAGACTTCTTTAAATTGGCAAATACCAAATCAAAACTGCACGTGCAGTTCACCGGTGAGGTACTTAACATGCACATAGACAAGTTGTATGATCTCGACGCTGATCCAGACAATGTGATTCGTATTATGGTTATGCTACAGGATTGGGAGCCAGGACAGTTCATTATGTATGGCAACGAACAGTTCGACAGATGGAGAGCAGGAGACATACACAAGTTTGATTGGCAGAACATTCCACACGCTACGGCAAACGCAAGTAACAAACCAAGGCCAATGTTGGTAATCACAGGTGTCATGACAGACAAGACCAGAGAGATATTAGCAAAGCCAATCAAGAAAAAGGTTTGACAGGACAAGCATTTAATATATACTGTCAACATATGAACAAAAAAATATTTGCGAGACTGCTGGCACACAGTGAAAACAATCTAGAAAAAATTACACAACCTTACATCCTAGAAACATTCGGTGTTGAAGTACAGAGATGTGACACCATTGAACAATACGTAGACGCAATAGACGATGCCTGCCTGAACAAATACTTCTCGAAGTACTGGCAGAACGACATGAAGAAATGGAAGTACTCTGGACTTGCACTGATAGACGAGGTCAATGCTCTCAAGCCAAGGGCAGTGCTTGACGTAGGTTGTGGCTACAACGAATTCAAAGGAAAGATCAATAATTTGATAGGTATAGATCCATACAACAATCTTGCAGATCACGAAGTGGGCACTTTAGAATACAAGACAGATCAAAAGTTTGATGTGATACTTTGTCTGGGTTCAGTGAACTTCGGTAGCAAGGATAAGATAATAGCAGAAGTTTCTAGGTGTGTGAGTTTACTGGCAGACGGTGGCACCATGTTCTTCCGTGTAAACCCTGGAGTACAGCACGATAAACCAGAGGCAGATTGGATAGAATTCTATGCATGGAACGTTCCGTTCATTATCGAACTGGCAGAGATGTTCCAATTGAAGATTTTAGACATCAGAGACGACACAAATCAACGAAAATACTTCATTTACCGTAAAAGCAAGTAGACTTTTGCTTTAATTCTGTTATAATAAAGTGTAAATACCTACAATGCAAAAACATACTAGAAGTCTATTAGAAGAATTAAGTTCGATGCCTCTCAAAAGGGATAAAGAAGAGGTTGTTGAGAGCAGGGCGTCTCACATTTTGGAAAGTGCTATTAGACTTATGACCTACATCAGGGAAAACTTTGATCAAGATACAGCATTCAAACTAGAGAAGAAATTTAATTCAGCACTGAAAAACATGGACGCATCCAAATTCAGCAAGGGCGTTGCTCGTATCAAAGAGAACAAAGACATTAAACAGAACGTGCTCAAAATCAAAGACGGCGAATACAAAGAGGATTAATCATGTTGATAGAAGATGTCCTAACAGAGTTTAAGAGGACACACCTTGAACACATCGAGGATATCGTGATCACAGATGGATACGAGGGTGGCAAGGCAGTGATAGAATATTTCAGAGGACTGTTGCTGACACTTAAAGGATCGAGTTCGGAAGCCATGAGTGTCTCTGTCAAATGGGATGGCGCACCCGCTGTTGTTTGTGGCACGAATCCAGACAATGGTAAGTTCTTTGTAGGCACAAAATCTGTATTCGCACAGAATCCTAAAATCAATTACACAAAAAAAGACATAGCAAACAACCACGGCACAGACGACCTAGGACAGAAGTTGTTGAAGTGTCTTGTGCATCTTAAGAAACTGAACATACAGGGTGTGGTGCAGGGAGACCTATTGTTCACAGATGAAGACATCACACGTAAAAACGTGGACGGCAAACCTAATCTTACGTTCACACCTAACACAATAACCTACGCAGTGCCCGAAGCAAGTGATCTGGGCAAACAGATAGATAGGGCAAAGGTGGGAATAATATTCCACACGACATATGTTGGAGACTCTTTGGCAGACATGAACGCCAAAGGAGGAGCAGATGTAAGTTCATTCGCTAAAAGCAATGATGTGTTCTTTGACAATGCAACATATAAGGACGTTTCCGGCAGTGCCAAATTCACTGATGAAGAAACGAAACAGTTCTTCAATGGCATCGAGAAACTGGAGAACCTTTTGAATGGTGTGCCAAGAAACCTATCAACTGTGTTAGGACAGAACCAGGACTTCATACCCATGTTCCAGATGTACATCAACGCAATGGTGAGGGAAGGACAACTGCCAAACGATGCCAACAAATTCTTGCTTGGATTCAAAAAGTTCTACAACGATAGAATGCAACAGCAGATGTCAGGATTGAAAGCACAGAAGGCCTTGCAACTGAGACAGGACAAGATGAAACAGATGCCCGTGTTTCTAAATAGGGCTAAGAAACCATTACAGGCCATGCTAACATTCTACAGAGCGGTGCAAACAATGAAAGCATTTGTGTTGAAGAAAATGAATCAAGCACAGGCGATTGGATCTTTCCAACAGACAGACAGTGGACTCGAAGTCACTGAGCCTGAAGGATTTGTAGCAGTGGACAAGACAGGGAACGCAGTGAAGTTGGTTGATAGACTAGGCTTTTCACGAAGGAATTTGACTGCCATCAACAAATTCAAAAAATAATTGTAGTGTGGCGTTTATTTGCTCGCCAAGTTTTTCCTTGTTGAAAAATAAGTCTCTGTTATGTTTCCTTAGATCTTGAGTCTGTAGATAGAATCCTTTCCAATTCATTTGTTTTAGACTTTTGCAAGTTTCAACAATCTTTGCTATCCTTTTGTTATGATCCTCTTCCAGGTCATAACTTTCATCAAAGTAATTGCCAAAGGTCTTAAAACCCAACTCTCTTAATTTCTGCAGGTATAGGTGATTACCGTGGACAACAAATGGATGCTCTGCTATTATGCTTTTCCATAGTCTTTCTGTGATAAAGACTTCGTTGTTGCTTACGCTAGATTCAGACAGCAAACTGAATTTAGAATCATTGTATTGCTGTTGAACTATATCCTGATCCTTACCCCTCAGCGGATAAGGGAAAGTGGTCTCGTATTGTTGAGGCAATTTAATGTTTGGCCAGTTGCTGTAAAGACTATTATTGAAAAACGTTTCCTCGAAAGCATTAATTAAAGTCTTCCTATGTTCCTTGTTTATTTTATTAAGAAAAAGAAAGTCGTGTGTTTTGAATTCATGGTTACATTTAATTTTGTTATCAGCATATTTCCTGTACATATAAAACCAAAACCAACTGACACCACCTGTCCATCTGATATGCTCTAGATCGATTAGTGGATGTAGTTGTTGTTGGTCAATTGTTTCATTGCACTCCCATGGTGTGGACTTAATAAATTTGAAACCCTGTGAATGTAAAAGTTCGCATCTCTTTTTGAGGTCTGCATTAAACTCCTCACTGTTTCGCAGGTGGTAATTACCCTGCCGCACGTCAATGATTGCAAGTTTCCTATCATATTTGTCTAAGTCAAAGTTATGTAGTAGATACCAATCACTTGTGTGATCAATTTTTTGGTCCGCCATGGTATGCAGATCTATGAACTGCTCTAGGTCCTGGTGGAACCCAGTCCTCATCACATCTGTCAATATAAAGTTGTGTTGCATATAGCCTATAAATACGTGTATGTTGACACCATTTTTAAAGTATGTATCAGAAGGCAAAGTCATAAGACGACATAGTGATTTGCAAAGATATACGTTTCCAGAAGTGACGGAGAGAATATACATCAGTTTTCTAGCACTGGCTCTCATGAGTCAGAACAAAGGCACCGAGCAATTTGCTAAATCTTACGCAGATCAAACCATGGCCAAAGGTACTTTCGATCAAGTCAGAATGATAAACAACGACCTTGCAAACATGATGGCCATAGTGGCGGGAGATCCTGATATAACAAAGAAATTGAAAAACAAAAATCAGGCACAGGCCATGAGACAGAGACAACCTGTACCTGTAATGGCGATGAGGAGATATCTCAGGAGTTATGAAGACCATTTCAAGAATCTAACGCAGATCGAAAGGGCACTGAACATTCAGGATGGTAATCTTAGAAATATCAAGAGAGCAGTAGCAAACTACACAAAACTAGATAGCAGGAGCAAACTACAGACCCTACACAGACTCAAACAGCAATTACAATCCAAACTACCAAATACAGACATACTTAGAAAGTTTAAGGAGTTATAATGAAAAAACAAAAAGATAAATGCCATAGGTGTGCTTGTCGTCCACATTGTGGAGACACTTGCAAAAACTGTGACAACTGTGACACGTGTGATTGTATGCAGTGCCTAAAAAGATTCTCTCCAGATGGCTAATGAAAACAGTTTCTGGGTACTTTACGGCCAGCACACTGAACCAACCTTTATTGAAAATGCAGACGGCGGACAGAAGAAACAAAGAGACGCGGCCTTACAATACGTCAAACAATGGCGTGTCTGTCTGGACATAGGAAGTAACATAGGGCAATGGACAAGACCCTTGGCCAAAAGGTTTGACAGTGTTGTCTGTTTTGAACCCAATCCAAACTTCAGGAGATGTTTCAATTTGAACATCAAAGATGCGAATGTGTTGCTGTGGCCATATGGACTCTCTAACGCCGAACACAAGGCAATGCAAGGATTCAATCACACCGTCCTACAAATGGGCGATGGTGACGTTCAGTGCAGGACTTTAGACAGTTTTGGCTTGACCAATGTTGACTTTGTAAAGATAGATGTTGATGGCTTTGAAGTACCTGTGTTGCAGGGTGCCCGGCAGACTCTGGAAAACAATTCACCCGTGGTGAACATAGAACTTAAGACCATGAAGAGAGGATCACAGGTCCAGCAATCAAAAATCATTCTCAAAGATCTTGGCTATAGATTCAAAAGACGCACAAAAAATGACGAAATCTGGCTAAAACAGTAATATTACAGCATAATTTACCAATCTTACCAATAAATACATTTAACGTGATGCCTGAGCGGTATCGCGGCATTTAGTTAACAGATAAAAGGAGGATAACAAAATGCCAATTAACTCAAACAACAATGCTGTTTTCGTAGCAGACACTACTACATTAGGTGAAGTAGCACAAGAGTATTTTACTGTTGTGGTTAAAGACAGTTCAGCGAATGCATTAGACATCGACGGAAACACGCACAAAGACGGAATCGTGGACAGAGTCTTACAAGGGATTCAAACACGAGGTACTTTAAGGTACTATAATATAACAACAACAAACGGTACGCTTACAGTGGCAGTTGAGAGAGCAGATTCTTGGGCAGACACAGGAACTGGTACTCCAGCATCACCACAAACAGCGGCGGCGGCAAACTTACAGGTTTTCCTAAGAGCTATGGGTACAGTTAAGTGTAGAGCAAGTTCAAGTTCTACATCTGACGATGCTTCTATCGACATAGGTGGAACTACAGTTGCAGTTGTATCTAACGTATAATAACCGGTATTAATATTATAAGGAGACTTTAAAATGCCAATTACAAAAAATAACTTTGCGATTAATCTAAACAACGAGTTCGAAGGCGTAGACGTGGCTTTCCTAACAGTTGACTTCATCAACTCTATGGCGGCTGAGATCGAAGATCTTTCAGACTCATCATCAACTAAAGCAGGTTTAGAATTAGTTGAAAGAACAATCGAGAACCAAGGTGTTAACATCATCGGTAAAGGTGGCCTTGCAAACTCAAACACAGAGGTTACTTACATGGTGAGAGCAGACGCTCTTGACTCAATCTCTGGAACAACAACAGTTGCGGCGATCCAAGCGGCATTGAGAACGTTAGACCAATCTAGCTCTGACTTCCCAATGATCCAAGCGGACATCACAAGTTGTACAGTAACTGAACAATCAGCAGGTGCTTCAGACACTGGAGTAAACGCTTAATAGTTCAAACGTTTTACCAAAGGGCGGATCTATTTTTAGGTTCGCCCTTTTTTTACGACTTAAATATCGATATGAAACACCTCCGTGCAAAAGATTCCTACATGTTTGACCATGCTTCCAAGTATGAGATCACCACAATGGCCATCGATGATTTACAGCCTGCCAGCATCTACGAGGAGATTCCTGACCGTGACGAACTAGAAGAGAGTATCGCCAGTGGTGAGATGGACTTCCCTTTGATGCTATGGCCAGTTACACAGGATTACTGGAGAGATATACATCTAAAATTCTATAAGCGAGGCAATCCCGACCTGCCCGAAGAAGCACCTGAGAAGGATGGACAGGTCTACGTTGTGTGGAGAGGAAGGCAACGATATCAGTTGGCTAAAGAGATGGGCTACACACATATAGATTGTGTGATTGAAAAAGAACAACACAAAATAGTCAGCATGATACACAAGGAACGGAATCAAGATGTATGAGTATAGAATACACACGTTGGTTGATATCACACAGAACGGAAATTTAAAACAGCAGTTTCCATTCAAGACACTTGCAGGCACTGAAATAAAAGACAAGCAGACACTCGCTGTGGCACGAGATCAGAACAGCAATTTCTCAACCATGTTGCAACTGTTACAGATGCGAGGTAACATCACGTGGGAACATCCTCCACAGAAGGTGGAACTTCCAACACTAGGTAATCACCAGTTTGGGTCATACTACGAAGGGCAACATGTCACATGGCACTTCCAGTTCTTCACGGAGCAGTCAGGAGTGTACGGGGAGATGGTGGATCCTACAGCGAACCTAGTGGATGATTTCAGTCTCATTCCTGTTATGGCGCAGTGCCATAACACAGCACACTTTCCTGTGCAGACCTTCGTGACCAAAGAATTGCAGGGCACCGACAGACAGAAAGTGATAGGTGCACTTGCTGGCGGTATCATAAACACGTACTTTTCATACGCTGGCCCGATCGATAAATAACAGTACATTTAGGCACAACATAAACTACTAAGGCACGACTAGGCAATGATCCAGGCTCATTTACAGGCTCTACTGATGGAGGTACAAAACCTCAAGAGTGAGATAAAGAATTATATGAGTACAACAGAATTAGAGAAACAGAACCTAGAAGCACACGTGGACCTATGCTCTGAGAGATACAAAGGACTTCACGACAGATTGAGTGCGATAGAACTCCGTCTAGGCAAAATGAACGAAGAGATGACTCAAGGTCATAAATCACAGACAAAGACAATCATAGCAACAGCAGGCACAGTAGTCGCAGGTTTACTATCAACAGTGGTGGTGATCCTGATGAAGATGCCAGGTTAAAACAATCATTAGATGTTCATACAGATAGCACCAAAGGCCAAGGTCTACGTCACTGACACGGACGTTGAATTCATAAAGGAACATGCCACGCAGTCATTCAGGAGTGATCAACTGTCCCCGGAAGACGCAGACAGGGCCAAGAAGTTGGCAGACAAGGCGGTGTTCGTTCGTAAGAAACTTGACACCCACATGCAATATGCTTTAAATAGGAAGATAAGGTTTGTTGCTAATGACAGAAAAAAATAAATCAGAACTGGTAAAACAGATAGAGGCCTATGGTCTCAAGAGTAAACTTGCGGACTTGGCACACAAGGAACAGGCTAGAAGGCCATTCAGGCATTTACCAAAACAGTTCTCGAAAGGCATCCTGATAGGAAACATAGCAATCGTACCCAAGAAGCACACAGGAACTAGATATGTGTATGTCATTGCAGACATGATGGAAGCAAAGGTGCTTCACGAGGACATCAATCTAAAACAAACTGCAATCCTCGTGGCACACTACCTTGCTGATGAGAAGAACATACCCAACAACATCTTGGAGTTGGACACAAAACATGCATCTCAACTGTTTGACATACAGAACGCCAAACGTATGATCAGGGAGGCGCAGAAAGAGAAAGACGAACTAATGGAAGACGTGTACTGGGATAGGCTAGACGTCGCAAACCGCCTAGCGGACGAGTGTAAGAGCAAAATACAGCATATCTTTAATGACACGTTCGGAGCGTAGATAATAAATAAACACAGTATGAAGAGTTTAGACCTTACAAAACCAGTAACAACAGAATCATTATTAAAAGAATTCGAATCAAGATTCAACATGACCATGGATCTTTCGCAGTTAGACGAAATGGAACTGCAAGACTACGCTAATCACGTGAGAACGAAGATACACGAGATCACACAGAACACACACTTCGGACAAGAACTTAAAGATGACAACTATCAGAAGAATCAAATGATGCTGGACATCATCAACCAAGCAATCGCAGAGAGAAAACTTGCCGAGTATGGTGGTAGCATGTCAAATGATCCTGAAGTAAAAGGTGGCTCAGTGGCCATTTCAGCAAAGAGCAAGTTAGACAAAGGTCAGTCACTCAACCAAGACGAGAAGAAACAAATCAGCAAAATGTTACAGACAGAGGGTGTTGAAGAACAATCAGAATTAATATTAGCGGCCAAGGACATGATGGACAAAGTTACAGGTTACTT